AGCGCGTTTCAGGGAACAAAGCCCGGTATGTTTCCCCGGTCATTATCCGTTGCACATCCCGGTTCATCGCGCTTGCCAGGTCTGCCGAATAACTCGAAAGTATCACCTGCTCGTTCTGCTGCCTTGCAAACAACCATGCCGGGAATAACCGGCTTACGATCTGCGACTTTCCGTGACGCGGCGGCATCATTACAATCAGCCTTTCAAATTCCCGATCAGCAAGGCGTTGCGCCGCGTCAATCAAAACCAAGTGATGCCAGTTGAAAACGTATTCCGGCATTACGGATAAGATAAAGTCGGAAAATTCTCTTTTACAAAGAACCCGCCTTGCGGCCTCCAGATGTTCCGGTTTTATATTTTTCGTCATTCATTCGTTTGCTCTGCTTTTTGGGTGAGAGATACAAAAGTTTTCAGTTCGGCTGTGCTAAGGTTTTCAAAATTAAATTCAATTGCTTCACCAGCCTTTCCGGTGTGCTCCTGTCGGCTAATTGCCTTCCCGTGCGCCCTGTCCAGCATATCACCCAATATTTCCCGCTTACGCTTGCCAATCATTTCCTCTGCTGCTATTTGGATAATAGAGGGGTTTTCTTCAACGCCGTTTGATAGTTCTTTCAATTCCGAAAATGGAAGCGCCAAAAGGTACTCAAACGCTTCGACAACTACTTCAGGCGTTGCCCGCTCAATTCCACGCGCTTTCCATTCCTGCGCTATTTGTGAGAATACCTTAACCTTCCTGCCCCGGTTCGCTGGTTGGTTTTCAGTCGTGAACGGCCGTCCGTCCGAACTTCTTATATTTCCCTTGCCTCCTGGCATTTTACGGCGTTTTTACAGCGTTTTTATTCAATTATTGGCCCGAAATCGGCGCGTGTTCCTATGCACACAAATACCTGATTGTTACTCCTTGACATTGGAAAATAAAACAAACCGTGCAGCCATTGTCCGTGAATTCGGTTGCCGATTTTCAGTGCAGAATCTGCCGATCCGCCATTTACCCGTCCATCTGACGTAACATAGGCGTATGCTACGCGCGGTTCATTAGTCAGGCACATTGCCAGTTCGTTGCTCATTTTCAGAATACCATTTTGGTGGGTCTTGCCCCGTTCTCGCATTTGAAGTTCGGGGTTTGGTCTGGTTCGCATTTAATTTTTGCGTATTCCATCAGACGCTTAATCGAACGCGGTTTAAACGTGTCGTACGCCCGCACAAAGGCAGACGTGAAAAGGCCGCCGTTTCCGGTATCATAACTCACCTCGTTAAATGCACAGGCAAGCAGCCAATACATTTTGGGCTTCGGTGCCGCTGCCCGCGTCTGTGGGCGGGTCATGAACTGCTGAATCCGCATTTCACTGGCGTTGAACGGGACGAACTTGTCTTTTATGCGCTTACTTGCGCCCCGGCTGAACTCACCTGCAAAGCAGCAGTCCAAAATGACAATTACGCTGCCAGCGATTTGCTCGACGGCGCGGCGGAAGTCGCTTTCTGGTATGACTTCGATTTTCGAGCCGTTCCAAAAACAGATACCGCCCTGGAATCCGTCATCTTCTGTGAAGTCATCCAAGTAGGTTCCGTGACCTGAAAAGCAAATGTAGGTAGTATCCTTTTCGGTGCAAGCGTCCCGCAGGCTTGCGCAATCGGCGTAGAACCGTTCTGCGCTGTAAGTACCCGTCAGGGTTGCGCCGTAGGCATTGCGCGGCATACGGTTGTATATGTTGGCCGCGTCGATCTCGCAGCCGTGCAGGGCGTATTGCGACCCTGCGTAGTTCAGTCCAATTATTAGCGCTCTTTTCATTCGCTGTCGCGTTCAATTGAGTCGGTTATCATGGTTTTGCTTTTTTCGATAAAATCCGAAAGACTTACCCGCTGCAATGGTCGGACTTTTATATCCGGATTGTTGCGGTTCGTCACCATTTCTGCAAGCCTTCCCGATTCATCCGCAACGTAAAACACAACCTTTCCCAGTCGGGTTAAGGTGCCGTCGAAATCTTTGCCGGCGTGTCTGCCTTTCAGAATTTGGATGTTGCAATTCATCTTGCCTCAAATATTCGCTTCATTGGTTGATATTCAAGCGTAAACCCCAAATACCTTTCAAGTCTGCGCTTTGATCGCTCGAAATCAAACATAAGATTATCCAACAGGTCGTCTGCGAGAAAAGACTGGTTGTGCTCCAAAACCTTTTTCAGAAAGGTATCAGAAACCGAAAATGGCCGCTTGGCATTTCTCATAAATTCGATTCTTTCGTCAATCATTGGTACGGCGAATATTTGACTTCATCGGATGCAAATTTACGGATGAATTAATCCTAATTCAAAAAGCGTCTTTATCCCTTTTGGCGTTATCAGGTTGAATCCTTCGCCTACCCGTTGCGCCATTCCAGTTTTCAAAAGAATATCCCGCTCAACCTTGTTGACCAAATCGCCGTCCCAGGTTACCCTAAGCAGTTGCAAAAGTTGCTCAATGCGCCCCTTCTGATTGTAGGCTGCCGACGTTTTGTAATGGTTTGCGTAGTCTGCCATGATGCAAATTTACGGTTTATTTCAGATGATTGTACTTTCCAACTTCCTTTGTCCATTCCGGCGGATTTGGGTCTTTTGGCCGTATGCCAACCGGGAAAATGATTTTGCTCACTTCTCCGCCTTTTTCAGGCTTGAAAAGTTCGCGGGTTTCGGTGGTGGTGGTTTTTTGGGGGGGGGTGGCTTGTTTTGGTTTCATTATTCAAACATTTTTTGCAGGTGATTACCCATTTCCTCAAACTTGCCGCCGCGCTCCATAACGCGAAGTTTTGCCATAAATTCGGGCTGTTCATTTGCGTACATTTTGAAAAGCGAAGGGTTGTTTATCTTACAGGAATGAACATTAGCAATTCGGTCACATAATTTTACCAAAACCGCATCAGGGTTTGCCGCTGTCTTTGCGTAGGTTTTCGCCTTGCGCTCTTTTCGATTCTTTCCTGGTTCGTCGGTAACGCCCCAAACCGCTTGATAAATCCTGCCTTCAAAATCAAGCGCAATAGCGTTATTCCATTTAGGGGTGCAATCCTCTAAAACGTCATGCAGCCAACAGGCAGCGGCTATTTCTGAACCAAGTCCAAAATAATTGCACACGCTTACAACGCTTTCCAAATGCTTCGTGTATGGCACATCGCCGTACATCTGCCCGTAGTGAGCATCAATAGCAATCCGCCTTGCATTGTCAAGTATCAGTTCGTCGTATCTCATTTTCGTTACGTGTTTTGTGAGCAAAAATTAAGCCTAACTGTCGCCTGCCGGAAATGCCCGCTAATCGCGGGGCAATTCGTCGGGCTTGGAGTTCGCTGCAACCGAAAAAGATAAATAAAATCAGTTGCGCTTGTGCTTTACATCGCCCGACATGGTTTGTATTGACCCGCCGACCGTGCCGCAGTCCACGTCGCCCGACATCGTGGTAATTGAGCCACTCACATCGCCGCAATCCACGTCGCCAGACTGGGTTTGAACTTGTCCGACCGTGCCGTTGATTTGGATTTTCTGACAAACATCGGCTTTCAGGATTTCGAGATTGCCTGTGACTTCGATGTTGAATGTTTTTTGTTCCGGCAAATTGGCGGTGATGTCCACGCCGTCAATAATTACCCGGTTGTTCGATATGGTCACGCTGCGACCTGAAAACGATTGATTGCCAATGACAATAGCCATGATTTTGAAATTTAATAAGTAAGTAAATAAGGCAGACAGCGAACAAAGGCTTCCCGACCATGCCCGCCAACTGTCAACGCTCAAAAGCCTAACTCGGCGGTCACAGGCGGGAAGCCAGCCGTTATCAGATACCAGAGAAAAACCACAGGTAGGCCAGTTGCCACGGCTGCGTTATATTTTGCGTTCCTGCAAGGTGGCGTGAAACGGTTGCGTCGTGAACCTTAACGCCTTTCTCACCAGCCCACCGGATGAAGTCACGGGCGGTTTTCCCCGTGACTTCAAAGTTTTGTTTTAGGTCGGCGTGTTTCATAACTCATATTGGCTTTTAATCCCGTATTTAATTGCTGCCGATTTTCTTGCTGCATCGCAAATTTCGCGGGCGCTTTCAAACTCCGCAACCTTCCAGTATTCGTCCCTCGCAAGGGATAGTCGGGTTTTGTAAGACGCAAACCACGCTTTTTCAAATTCCTTATCATTCATCTGCCATGCGCTTTTTATGCATGATGAGCCAATATGAAAATTTTGGCCTTGTTCTGTTGTAATGTTATAAGTGCCTTTTAGTTCGCTTCTGCCGCAACGGTCGCACTGATTGTGCGCATCAGTAAACCCGTTTATTTTGAAAGTACCTGAAAAGTTATTCATTGCTTCGCTGTTTTGTTGATACAAAGATACGGCGTGTTTGATTATCTGTCAAGTCTTTTACCGAATTATTTTAAAGTTTTTTTTCAAAGTGTCGCTTTACTTACATTTGCAAGGCAAATCAGCCCTGTATGAAAGCGACCTTCAAAATCATCTTATTCTCCCGCGTAACCGCCGACGGAAAACGCCCGGTGATGTTTCGCGTCACACACGCCCGCAAATCCAAGCACTTTACACTGTCGCGCTACTGCCTGCCCGGCGAATGGGACACCAAAGCCTGCCGGTTTAAGCGGGCGTTCCCGGAATACAAACGAGAAAACGATTTGCTCCTCACCTTAGAACAGCGGGCGTCAAACATCCTGTATGAATGGGAACGGGCGAATGTGCCGTTCAACTTTGCTGCATTCGAGAAAGAAATGTTTGCGGACCGCCAGCCCGCCGGGGTCGTTGTCTGGCAGTATGTCCAGGGCGTTGCGGATACAAGGCAGCAGGAAGGCAGGGAAGGGTATAGCCGCGTTATTGCCGCCACGGCGAACGTGGTGAAGGCATACGACCCGGCAGCGCGCCTATTCGACCTTTCCCCCGATTGGCTGACAGCGTTTGTGAAATGGATGCAAGGGAAAAGAAACTTTCAGGCGGGCGGGATTATACACACGCTCAAAACGCTGCGCATCGTATGCAACCATGCCGTCAAGGCGGGCGTCATGCCGGAAACGTGGACGCCTTACAAGGGGTTTAAATTGGCTCACATTCGCGCCGAGGTAAAACATAGGGCAATCACCCTGCAAGACCTTAGAACGCTCAAGGAGGCGCCCGTAGAAAGCGAAGCAGAGCGGTTTGCGTTGGACGTCTTCTTGTTCTCGTTCTACTGTTGGGGGATGAACTTTGCCGACATGGCGAACCTGCGCCCTGAAAACATCCGGGAACTACGGATTGAATACCGCAGGCAGAAAACCGGGCGGCTGTACTCCATCAACCTTTCGCGCCAAGCGGCGGCCATTCTGGACAAGTACCGGGGCGGCTCCTACTTGTTCCCGATCTACACCGATGCGCACACGACCGAGCGGCAGAAATATGTCCGCAAGAAAAACATCCGGCACGAGGTGAACGAGGCGCTTAGGGCGATTGTCGCGCGGCTGGGATGGAAGGCGGAAGGGTTCACCCTGTACGTTTCCCGCCATACCTACGCAACGGCGCTCAAGCGGGCGGGGTTCGCGCATTCGCTTATTCAAGATGCGTTGGGGCATAGCGACGCGAAGACAACCGCTGTGTATTTGGATAAATTTGAAAATGCCGCGCTTGACAGTGCAAACGCGGCAATTCTGGAAATGGTGGGGTAACTATCGCCCGCCGACAATCGCGCTAAATGGCGCGACTGCGGGCGGGCTTGGAGTTATATAAAATTAAACTCAACAATCACTAACTCGCAATTATCGAGCGTCTCTTTTGCTTTTGATGCGTCGAAGCCTGAAATGAACTTTTCATAATCATCCATTCTTTTTTTCATTGTTTCGATGGTTTCAGAAACATCGTGAAGCATTGGCTTTGATGTCATGTAAAGCCCTTTTTGCAAAAGGCTTTCATCAACATACTGGTTTACAGCAACCAGAACTTTAAATATTTTTTTCATGATAAAATTTATTTAACCATGCTTTCCCGCCAATCGCTTCTAAGCGGCGCACAGCGGGAAAGCCGCAGTTAGCCTAAAAATAGCGCCGGTTTAGGATTTTGGGCACTTCCCTTTCGGCGTGTGCCTTTCTTGTCCATGCCGGCGCTATGTGCTTTGTGAACCTCCCCCGTAGGTTTCGGCCCGTTTACCCTTCATCATTTCTGCCCAATCTTCCCGGCTCATAAAGTCGCAGCCAAACGGCGGGGCGGAAAAATCGGCAATTATTGTTTCCTCAAATGCGTTGATAAATTCCGAATCTGATAATCCGGTTGTACTTGACGGCATGGCGAACGTAGCGAACGGGGTACGCACCAATACCGGGTTATACTTCATTTTCAGCGCCTCGTGTATCTCCTGCGTGTTTCGCGCCTTCCTGAACCGTTCACCTTCCATAATCTCAAAACGATCCCCACAGGTTAGCAAAATCGTTTCCATGACGTGCGCGAAGTAGTATTTGTAACGGGTTGTGGTGTATCCACGCCGTTGCGCCTCAAATATCAATCTGTACCATCCATCAGGCAAAGTTTCCCAGGCTTCGCGGTAAATATCCACGCTTTCCGGCCTTAGTTTGCCGTTTGCCTTTTCAATGTGGATGATGGTTTTATCGTTCATTATTCGACCTTTTTGCCTAAATGCAGTCTGAAAAAATCACCTTTCGCCCCGTCAGACCATTCCGGATTTGCTTCCCCTATTGAAATGCCAATTATTGCAAATGTCATTTTTGGAGCGTCCAAATGATACCCGTTCTTAAACTCCACACGGTCAAACTGTCGCAAATCGTAATTCCTTCCCGTGTGCGGGTCTATGTAGTCTCCGCCAACCAGCACGGACGGCGGATGTGCAGTGCATAGACGCGCCAGCCAGTATGGTTTAATCTCCCGATATTCTTCCAGTTTTTCGCCAGAAGCAATCAGGTCAAACCACTTTTTTTTGAGTGTAAGTTTTAATATTTTCATTCAAAAAGCGTTTTCTGATTTTCTGCAATTGTCGCTGGGTTTGACTCCCTGCCGCTGCCAATCGCAAAAACGCCAGGTTTCACCCGCTTCAACATTCCGGCATTTACCATGCGCGAAAGGCGTTCACCGATGTACTTTTCCCCGTTTCGGTAGTACGGATCGCCCGTAAAGGAAAATATTTCCTCTTTGGTTGCGGTGCCTTTTGATCGGACAAAATTATAAATGGCGCGTTGACTGGGTGTCATTGTTTAGTTTCTTCTTTTATCGTTTCTGCGTCAATCGCCAGCCCGGAATCAATCAGGCCAAAAAGGTCAAAGCCCCAGGAAAGGAGTTTGAGCCAAGCGGAAGGCTCGCCTATTTGCTCCTGATCGTAATCTGCCCTTGGACCAGTTTGCCACCCATTCCATATTTTCAAAGCATCATTTTTCTTGCCAGTTAATTCCCGCGCCTCGCTTTCTGTCAGGCTGTCAAGGCGGCGAAGGACGGGTTTGATTTCATCCGCCGGCAATATAGACATAGATTGCGGGTGCTGAACAGTAATTTTGCCGCTGGAAAAAACACCATCAATAAAGCCATCGCCATATTTGGTTTTGCACTTTTGCCCCAAATACAGGGCGGCAATTTGTGGAGTAAATTTTTCCATTGTTCAGGATTTTAAAATTTCAAACCATTTAAAAAATTCATCGGTTGAACGAGCAACAAAATAAACGCCTTTTGCCCGTTCAATTTCCTGCCGTCTGGCTTCCTGGTGTTCGCTCATTTTGTCCTTACCCGCCTTGACTTCGATAACAACGAATTTTCCCCGGATACAGGCCCAAATGTCTGGCAAACCCTTTTCGGTATTTCCGCCCCGGTGAATCTTCTTTGCTTCATCCCAAACCCCTACGTTGTTCACTCGATACGCTACGCATCCAAATTGCATATTTATCACACGCAAAATGTTTCGGGTTATCTGATTGGCGGTTTCCGGCTGCGCCTTCTTTGCGGGCGCCTTCGCCGACTTCCACCATGCCTCAAATCCTCTGCTCATGCCGTTTCAATTTTATACGCCCCCGGCTCTTTTTCAAGCCATTGACAGATTTTCAAAAATGATTTGTTCGACAAGCCTTTGCGAACTTCCGCCCGGTGTACCGTGCAATGCCCTACGCCAATTTCCGCAGCCGCTTCCCTGGTTGTCAGCCGGTTTTTTATTTGCCGCTTGGTGTTAACGTCGGCAGCGAGTTTGTCAGCATCGTATTTCATGCGGTAAATATAAAACAATGTTTTCAGATTGCAAAGTAAATTGTAAAAAAACCGCCGGACAAAGCGCCCGGCGATCAGTATGAAAATGAAGAAAAATGGCTACATCATTTCAACCTCTGACAGTTGGTCGAACAATTCGCGGGGCTTGGTTTGCAGAAAACGCTTTTCTGCTTCCTTGCAGTTTGCCACCGCCTGTTTGAAATACGAATCCTTCAACTCGATTCCGATGCCAAAGCGCCCCATAGAAACGGGCGAAAACACCTCGCTACCTACGCCCATAAACGGGGTTAAAACGACTTCGCCGGGATTGCTGTAAAGTTCGACAATACGATCAATTACGTCAAGTTGCAAGGGGTGAACATGGCGCTCATCATCATCTTCCCGCGCATCGCGGAACGGCAAAACCTCGTCGATCCGAATGTCATCCCAAACCGATGAGGCGTAACGCTGCCAAATGATATGCGACAACTTGTTTTCGCGTTGATCGCCGTCAAATCCGGAATACTTGCGCTGTAATGCCTTGAAAGACTCATTCACATAAACGTCATAGGCTTCGTCAAAACTGCCGGACGTTGGAAATTCAGACAGCGGCAAACCGTACTTTGAAAGGTGTTCAGGAAGGAATGGGCGCAACCCGGCGTAGTGGGTAAGTCCGAACGGGTGTGTAACATCCTTTTCACGCTTGCCTTCTTTTTTGAAGATGAGAATGTAATCCGGCATGGCGGTGTAGCAATCCTGCGAATTTTCAACGATGAATTTGTGCATCAGGCTTTGAACCATTGTGCGAAGTCGCACCTTCAAAGGCTCTTTCCAAATGGTGATTTTGTTCATCCGTTTCAATCCGTACTTTTTGTGGATTTCTTCAATTTCGTGCGGGTAGTCAAATTGGCTGCCGTCTTTGTTCATCAAGTCTGTACAATGCACGGCGCAAATGCAACCAGGCTTCAATGTGCGAGCGAGTTCGCGGGCAATGAAGTCGTACATAGACAAAGCATCTTCCCAGTTTTCGCAGTTGGAAAAATCGCGTTCATCGCTGGAATAATTGAACAGTCCAAGGAACGGCGGCGAGAAGATTTGCAGGTCAACAGAGTTATCCGGCAATGTGCTGACAACATCCATGCAGTCGGCGTTGTAAATGGCGTAATTGTCGGTTACGACTTGTTGTTTGATTTTGGATTCCATTTTTCAATTCACTTTTGTAAGAATGAAGGAAGATTAATTGTTTGGTCGAAGGCGCGTTTTTGCACGTCGTATGACTTGTTCAGGTTTGCGTTGAGCATGGAAAAAAGATTCGATGCCTTTTCCGCTTTTGCTTCTATCGCTTGCAGTATCCTTACTTGCCCGTCTGAAATTACCCGGTCAATTGTTACCTCGCGTGTTTGTCCGAAACGATAAAAGCGGCGGACAAGTTGGTAGTATTGCTCAAATGAAAAGCCGGGAAAAGTTACGGCGTGGTTGCAATGCTGCCAGTTCAGCCCCCACGCGGTAATTTTGGGTTTGGTAATCAGTTTTTTGATTTGGCCGTCCGCAAATGCTTTCAGGATTTCTTCTTTCTTTCCGATGCTCATTCCGCCCCGGATTTCAACCGCACTTCTGTCAAGCGTTGCCACCATTTCAGCTTCTTCATCGAGGTTACACCAGTACACAGTGCATTCATGCGCCGAGCCAAGTTCAACAGCCTTTTCTGCCCGCTTTTCGATTGTTGCCTTGCGTTCAGCGTGGATTTCCGGCATGGTTCGCGCCACTTGGTTGAACATCGAAAATTGACCATTTATAACAAGCGGCGCATCATTTGTAACGATGTGGTCATTTTCAATCAGTGCCGGTAAAATGTGGCGTTCGTCTGAAAATCCCAGGTCGGACGGTTTTCGCGCTGAAATGCTCCACCCGCTTACCCACTGAAAAAACGCCTCTGTCGCGTGTCCTTTCAAACGCCATTTAACCCCGATCCCGTTGGGGCTAATCGTATCGGCGTTGTTGGTAAAGAACTTGGTTAGCATATCCATGTGGCCCAAATACCCCAATGCCTCGCTACTTGTTCCAAACTCTACGTAATCGTTTGGCGAAGGGGTAGCGGTAGCAAGAAAACGGTATTGCATTTTGCGCATAAGCCCAAAAACGTTTGCGGTAGTTGCGGCTTTGAAGTCTTTAAGGCAACTGCTTTCGTCACAAATAATGCAATCGAAATCGGCAGGGTTGAAGTAGTGCAAACGTTCGTAATTGCAAATGATGATTTTGCCGGTAAAATTTCCGTCTCTTGAATATTCAACGTCATCAATTCCGAATTTTTCGGCCTCTTTGATGAACTGAAAAGCAACGGATAGCGGCGTCGGAATAAGTACCGGCTTATTGGTGTGCCGGACGTAATTCGCAGCAATGACCAATTCAATGAGGGTTTTGCCAAGTCCGGTATCGAGGTAGGTTGCGCACCTGCCTTTTTGTATCGCGTACTCGGCGACATACTGTTGAAAGTCAAACATCCCAGGAACAGAAAACACGGGTTTAATACCGTGATCGCTTGCCCTGTGGCGTTTGGCTTCGATAAATTTTTGGTAATCTTCCATTTTTCAATTCATTTTTAATTGATGCACAAAGATAAAACAATGTTTTAAATAATCGCAACACCTTTGCACAAATAAATTTTCACCTCACCAATGCAACCATCCTGCAAGACCTTTCCGGACCGTACCCACCCCTCAAAAACCGTTTCCGCTTCCCGATCTTCACATTTCAAGGCCCGGATAATTTCCCGGATGAATGAAAATAGAACGGCACGGTTTAGGCGTCGGCAGGCAGTCAAGGCGGTTTCTAATTGCGCTTCGCGGGGGTCGGCGGGTTTAGATTTTTTCTTGCTCATATCTTTTTTCAAATTCGGCTAACTGTCGCCTTTCGTTCATTCCGGCTATTCGCCGGGAACGGCGTAAGGCTTGGAGTTCAACGCAATAAAAAAGAAAAAAATAACGAATAAAAATTAAACGTTAGCGGTTTCTTTGTTTGCATTTTCTCGCAAGTTTTGAAGTTCAAAGCCATACCAAAAACGTGCTTCGGCAAGGTGCTGAAAAGCAATACAAGCGGTAACGCGTCCGTTGAAATTAGTATTTGTTGAAATTTCATCGTGCAATTCTTGGATTTTTTGGCGCATCAAATTAACGTCTGCCAAATGACCGCCACTCGACACTTGCAATTCGCCTTGATAAACTTCGGCTGTTGGTGGAATATCTTTAACTTGCGATACAACAGCATAAGGGGTATCTGAGCCTAACTCGCCTTTAAGTTTGCCAAGCCATGATTTTGCCATTTGAAGTGACCGCCACGCCAAAGTTGTTTCGGGCGATTTTTTACACGCTAAGGCGTTTTGAATTAAGGCATCAGCCTTGATACGAAATTCATCCGTAAGATTTAGAAGTGTTTTACCTTCCATTTTTTTTTGAATTTTACTGAGGGGTACGACACCTCAAATTAAAAAATAAAAATGCGTTGAACAAAGCACTTACGTACAGTGCTGCTAAATGCCCAACACAAAACCCAACCCACGCCGCACCGTCAGTAAGTGCAAACGTTATCAGAAACCAGAAAAATAAAATAAATAAGCAAGTTCCCAAGCCTGTGTAATTCCCTGCGTTCCTGCGAGGTGACGACTGATAGTAGCATCGTGAACCTTCACGCCTTTTTCAGCCGCCCATCGGATGAAGTCACGGGCGGTTTTACCAGTGAATTCAAATTTTTGTTTTAGGTCGGTACTTGCCATGATCTTATTTTGGCGACATCTGACTTGCCGCCGAAGTCCCTGATAACAAACCCTATCAGATGGGCTGAAAGTATGCGACTTTCCGCGCCGGGTGTGCGACACCCGATATGATAAAGCCACTTATTTAGTGGCTTCTTTCCAAACTGCTCCAGCAAGCAAAAGCGCCCGCGCACGATCTGAGCAAAGGTTGTATTCCTCAATGAGGCTTACAAGAGCGCCGATAACGACTTCGCGGCCTTCTGAAAGGCGGATTTGCGCCAATCCTACCAACTTACTGAAAACTAATTGCTTTTCCATTTTATCGGAAATTAACCCTGACCGGCGGGCCGCCGTAAATCAATCTCTTTTGATTGATGTTACAAAGGTAAGGTGTGTTTGACTATTTGTCAAGTGTTTGGGTAATTATTTTTGACAAATAATCAAATTATTTTTAGGGTGAATCAAAAAAGCCTTGATAATCAACCTGATAACTCTGCTTCAACTTCCATGCTTGCTATACGGTCGCACGGTCGTCGAAGCATCAGTTATTTTAAAATTTTTATTTCCTTCCCGGTCACGTCATAAAGCCCGCGCCGGAATTGGTTTTCTACCCTGTACCTCGTTCGCTGAAAAACAAACATTGAAACAGCATCGGACAGCCCGGCCCGCTCAATTTCTTCGCTTACGAATTTCGATTTCACAGGGTAACAGGTAATCCCCGCGTCGCTGATTTCCACCGTTTTTGTCCGGTAGTTATCGCGGCCAAAGTCGCGACTATTTTGAACGGCCCGCAAAAGGCGAATAGTGGTTTCAGGTAGGGTCATTTCTTCATTTGAGTTTTCAGGTGAGCAATCCGCATAGCCTTGTAATTTTCGTAAGGCATTCGCCCGGCTTTCGGCAAATCCGCCCATTCCATTTCAATCATTCGCAAAGTCGGTTCGTCCGGTTCAAATTCTCCATGGGAAAAACCCTTTTTCAATTCGCCGTCAACCAAAAAGGTATTAGCGGTTCCCTGTATTAATTCTTTCAGCGAATCGGGCATTTCAATTGCATTCGGATTGCTTTGCTCAATTCGCTCAATGTGCGCACGGCGCGACCTTTCTGCCACAACTTCGCCCCGCACATCGGCGTATTTTTCAAACCATCCACAAACTACACTCACATCCAAACGGTCGTATAATTCGCCATACTTGCCCGTTACACCGCTATTCATTACAAACCGAACCTCCCCAATTGTCAGCCAATACCAATTTTCCAAAATTTCACAGGCCAAAAAATCAATTTGGTGCGATTGCAGGTTTTTTCCTACGTTCAGGAGAGCCGCCGCGTGCGCGATTATTT